GTCTTCACCACGATGGCCCAGTCCACGGAAGACCGCGGCACCACCATCGACGTGCCCTTCGTGGCCGGCGACGACGCGATCACCTTCGACAAGGCTTCCGGCGGCTACCACCAGACCGGCGACGCTGACGTCACCAAGGCGACTGTCACCCTGCAGCACTTCCACGCCACCCGTGGCTTCGACGCTTCCGAGCTCGCCGCCTGGGGCGCCGAAGGCATCATCAACGCCTTCCGCGAAGAGGCCGCCGCCAAGATCGTCAAGAAGGTCAACGCGACTGTCGCCGCCCTGGTGACCAACGCCAACTACTCGGCGAACGAAGTCATCACCGCCGCGAACTTCGACTACAATGACGTGGTCGACCTCGACACCTTCCTCGACAACCTGGAAGCCCCGGCCGAGCGCGGTCTCGTCCTGAACTCGTCCTACATCGGCGCGCTCCGCAAGGACGCCAAGCTGACCTCGGCGTTCAACACCCAGGGCGACAACAGCGTCGTCCGCACGGGCATCGTCGGCCGCATCGGCACCCTGCAGGTCCTGCAGTACGCCGGCCTCCCGGCCAACGGGGAGAACTTGGTCGGCTTCGCGGCCTCGAAGGACGCCATCTGCATCGGCATGGGCTCCGTCTGGTCCGCCTCCCCGAACAGCGCCGTCTCGTCCCTCTCGGGTCTCTCCGTCATGGTCGAGTCCGAGTACACCGGTGGTATCCTGTATTTGACCGCCGCTATTCGCATGGGCGCCGCCAAGGGCCGCGCGAATTTGAAGCGCGTGCTCAGCGCCTAAGCTCTGCCAAAGGCAACGACTGGGGCTCCCTAACGGGGGCCCCTTTTTTTTGACCTCATCCCAAGGTTAAGACGAACATGAGCCTTTACGACGACGGCACCTTTCTCGACGACGCCAAGCTGATGGTGGCCGACTTCGGGGTGTCCGGGTCGTGCAACGCGGGGGCCATCACCTTCCAGTGCCTGATCTCCGACCCGATGGTGACGCAATCCTTCCAGGAGGGGGGCTTTGTGGACCGGACCCAGCACTCTGTCCGCATCCCCGCTGCAACGGCCTCTTGGAGCCTTCCAGATGGGTCTAATGGGGCATCGGCGGCCATCGTCGTCTCGCAGGAGCCCATCCCCTCCCTAGGGATTGGCAAAGTAATTGCCGTGGACGGGAAGAGCCTGCGGATCATCAGCCAGACCCACAAGCGCCCGAGCGCCTGGGTGACTCTGCAGGTCATCCTGCTTAACCAGTGATTAGCGTCCGGCTAACTGTCGGCCCGAAAAGCATGGCCCAGTTTCAGGAGGCCATGACCCGCTACGCCCAGAACACCAACGAGACCATCCGGGACATCGGCCTGAAGAACGCCGCCCTGATGTGCCGCGAGTCCATCATGCTGACGCCCCCGATGGGAGCCGGCGGCAAGGGTGGCCTGACCGTGACGGGCGAGAAGGCCGGCAAGCGGGCCATCGCGGCGGACGTGCGCAAGATCTACGTGGCGGTGGACAGCCGCAAGGGCATCGCCCCTTTGCTCCTGCTGACGGAGAAGCTGGCCTTTTCCACCAAGCACGGCAACCCCGCCGACTTCCGCGCGCTCCTGGACGGGGCGGGGCGGACGGCCTTGCTCAAGGGCACGCGGGTGCTGCAGGCCATCGCCAACGACTACGACGACGAGCGGGCCTTCAAGAAGGCCAAGAACTACTTTAACCGCTCGGCCGTGGTTAAGAGCGAATACGGCACGATGGGCTACCAGCGCAACCTCCGCCCCCTGCACAAGACGCTTCTGGCCAAGAACGGCGGCCGCTTTAAAAAGAACGGCAAGCCTACCCAGCCCTTGGCCAATTGGCGGGACAAGGTGATTGTCGAGACGGACGCGGAGATCCAGGAGTACATCGCCAGCCGCGCGCCCTCGGTGGCCCGCCTGAAGTCCGGCTGGTATAAGGTCCTGATGGGCCTGCCCAAGCCCTCTTCCCGCGAGGGCAAGACGAACTTCGGAACGGGTGGCATCGCCAACTACATCAAGGCCCACGCCGGGTCCGCAGGGTACCAGAACTTTAGCGAGACCCCGGGCAACCTAAACCTGATCATCGGGAACGGCATCGCCGACAAGAACAACGTCAGCACCGAGGCGGACGTGAAGGCCACTGTGATTGGCCTGCGCTACAAGCAGATCCACCTAGACCTGGCCCGCCGCCTGAAGAAGGACGTGGACGATTTCAACAACAACGCAAAGACTTAATCCCATGGGCACCTCCTCCATCCGCCACATCGTCGAGGGCAACCTCGTCGCCATGCTTCAGGCCGAAGCGACCTTCACGGGCGTGAACATCTACCCGGGCGACAGCACGGCCGACGCGGTGATGCCCAAGGTGGTCGTGGTCTGCGACTCGGCCAACACCCCCGCCGGCCTGCCCGACGGCTTGGGCAACTACGACTGCCAGGTCCGATGCGTCCTGCACGACAACGCCAACGACGTGACCCTGACGACCCACCGGGCCCGGGCCGCCGCGATGGTCGCCACGCTGGCCGACCTCACCGCGATGACCTCCCAATTCTCCACCCAGGGCGACGCCCTGCTCTACGACGTCACCGTTGTCTCGGAGGATCAGGGGCTGGACGAGCAGACGGGTGCGTGGGCCACTGTCCTGCGCCTTTCGGTGGTGTGCGTCCTGGCGCCTTGACCACCCGCCCAAGGTTAAGAACTACCTATGGCTGCTGTACTCAAAGGCGTGACTGTACTCTTCGGGGTGGCCGTCCAGACGGGCATCTCCAACTTCCTCTGCCAGTCCGTCAGCGTCGACAAGGCTTTCGAGCTTAACGACAAGGCCCCCGACGAGGACGGCAAGACTGTCACCCTGCGCTACGACAACCCTGAGCGCACGGGCACTGTGGAAGGCATCGCGAAGACGACCGACATGCCGGAGATCGGCGCGGCCATCACCATCAAGACCAAGACCGACGTGGGCGTTGCCCAGACCATCGACGGGGTGGTCGAGTCCGTCTCGGAGAAGGGCAGCAACAAGGATTTCGTCCGGATTTCTATCAAGTTCCGCCAGCTTGATAGCATCGCGTCCTACGTCTAAGACTAGCGGGCATGGACGCCCGCTTCATCAACGCCTTCACCGACCCGGCCCAGGTTAACATCCTGGGCTATGTCGTTTATCCCTTCTGCCTGAAGTACCGCGTGCGCCTGCACGCCATCGGGTCGCCGTACGTGGTGCCCGGGGACATGACCCTCTCGCACCTGCTGGCCGCCATCAAGACGTGCGCGGAGCTTCCGCTCGACGACGTGACGGGCAAGGACCGGGCGGCGCTGGTCAGGCTGCAGAGGGACGACGACCTCTTCATCAAGACGGCGCGGGACTTCCGCACCTACATGCTGGAAGGGCACTGGCCGAAGTTTTGGGAGACTGACCAGAGCAAGAAGGCCACCGGCACGGGCATGCCCTGGGCCATCAACGTGGTGGCCAACCTGATCGCCAACGGCATCGACGAGAAGCGGGCGTGGGAGATGCCCGAGTGCCAGGCCATCTGGATGAGCACGGCCTTCTCGGGGCTCAAGGGGGTGGAGGTCAACGTGATGACCACTGAGGAGGAGGAGGCCATGGCGGCCTTTACGACTTCCCAAGGTTGAAGACCTACCCATGGCCCAAGTCGTAGAATACCAAATCAAGGGCACGTCCGACGTCCCGCAGCAGACCGAGAAGGCCAAGAAGGCCATGTCGGAATTGGACAAGCAGACGGCCGCCATCGGCAAGAAGTTTACCGAGATCGGCAAGGACCTGTTCCTGGGCTTCCTTGCGCCTATGGTGCTCATCCGCGAGGCAATCGGCTTCATCAGCCAGTCCATCGAGAAGGCGCGGCAGGACGCCAAGGATGCGGTGGACTTCGCCGCCGGCATCAAGTTTGAGGACGTGAACAAGTCCCCGGTTGACCAGACCACCCGCTACATGGCCCAGAAGCTGCAGGTGGACATCCGCACGGAGGAGGAGCAGAAGAAGGCGGAGCTGGCCAAGCGCGTGGTCGTCGAGGAGTTCCTGAAGCGCGACCCCCGTGGCCAGGAGTACTTCCGCAAGAACGTCGGCATCGACACCGAGACGGGCGGCTTCGCCATGTCGGAAAAGGAGTTTTCCCGCTTCCGCGGCGTGCAGGAGGACGTCTTTAAGATCGTGCAGGAGGACATGAAGAAGGCCCTTGCGACGGAGAAGGCCAAGACGGAGGAGGAGAAGAAGAAGAGCGCCTCCCCGCCCGGCATGTTCGCCGGCGACAACTCGACCTTCGGCGTTGGCAACTCGCCCCAGATGGCCATCCTCAACGCGCAGGTCGAGCTGCAGAAGCAGGCCAACGAGTACTTGGCTATGATCGCGGCCTCCGCCGGCGGCCCGGGCGACTTCACCAAGGACACGACGGGGGGCATGGCCTCCCAGGTCAACTACAAGGACTACACCAAAACCGCCTAACCACCCATGGCCTACATCAACAAAGGCAACACCCTGACCACCCCGGTCCTGCAGCCTGGGTACAAGGTCCGCGACGACGGCTACGGCCTCTGGACGGGATCCTGCACCTTCCTCCTGGACAAGAGCATGACGGGTGCGGCCTTGCCGGCCAGCCTGCAGCGCGGAGCCCCGCACCCCGACGCGACGTACTCGGCCTTCATGTTCGCCAACAACGTGGAGATTACGCACGGCAAGAACAGGATCTGCTCGGTGGACGTGACGTACGTGGGCATCAGCCTGGACGGGTACGCGGAGAGCGTGACCACCAACCCGAACACCTCGGGCGCCGTGAGCACGACCAGCGAAAGCATCGAGACCCACCGCAACTTCTTCGAGGCCATCACGAGCGCGGCCGGCCCCATCGCCGGCGTCGGCACGGGCACTGTCACCGCGCCGATCTACGAGGCGAGCACCTTCAAGGCCAAGGTCGGCGACTCGACCACGCTTTACAAGGGCGACAACGGGGCGCACTTCACCCAGAAGACGGGTGGCCAATTCGTCGGCTTCCTCGACCCGCAGTACCCGATGTACTACGGCCGCAAGGCGTACCTCGCCCCCGTGACGGGCTTCTCCGGCGTCATCTACACCAACGACGCGCAGGTGACTGTGGACATGCGCAAGGCGGTCAGCCGCTCGTCGAGCACCAACGACTGGGGCGGCAACCTGCCCAAGCTCATCCCCGACTACCAGGGGACGACCTGGACGTCCGACACGGGCACGGCGTTGACCGGGTATCCGCAGCTCCTGCTGGCCAGCGTGAACATCGAGGACTTCGGCTTGGACACCTACAAGGTCAGCTACACCATCAAGTACAACGACGAAGGCTGGGTCGAACCCGTGCACCCGCTCCTCTGATGCAACCCGGCGTTGGCTACAATCTGAGCACCGGGCAGGCCGGCATCACGCTGGCCATCGACGACCCGCAGCTCGCGGGCGACCCGGAACAGTTCCGCGTGACTGTGATGAAGACGGGCTCGGGCTACGGGGTGCAGTGCCGCAAGGGTTTCGTGCGCTTCACCAGTTCCCGCAACGCCGACGCCTGGGCGTGGGGATGCTGGCAGGCCGAGGTGCAAAAGTTCTATTGCTACCCAGACGGCTCAAAGACCACCGGCCCTTTCGCCAACGCGGCCGACTCCCCGCTGGTGGACTTGGGCGGGTATGTCCAGATCCAGCCCGGGAGCGTCGAGGGCGGGTCCGACAACTGGGGCGTCTACATCATCGGGTGCGGTGACACCATGTCGGGCTTCTGGCCTTACCTAGCCATCATCGCGGACGGCTCAGACGCGGACATCAAAAGCAACTTCTTCAACGGCTCCGACCCGCAGATCATCGTGCGGCAGACCAACAGCGAAGAGCTCGTCGAGGTGGAGACCCCCACGGGCTCGACCTACCTGACCATCCAGAACACCGGTTCCCTTGTGCAGTACAACTACAACTGCCAGAAGTGGAAGGTGGCCGACCTGACTTGGGAGGGGTCCACCTTCGTCGTCGAGCAAATGCACCTAGGCCCGCTATCCCTAGCCAACCCCGTGCAGTTCCAGGGGCTGGACGTGGCCAACATCGCCCCCTACACCCCTAACTACGAGCCCCAGCTGCTGGACTGGCTGGGGGCTTGGTCGGGCTACACCAAGGACTCCAGCGGGGCCACTGTGCAGGTTTAACCCCAACCCAAGGTTAAGAAGATGAGCACCACCGTCACCTTTAAGCGCGGCACGACCTACTCGGGCACTGTCACCTACACCCCGGCGGCCGGCGGCCCCGCGAACCTGCTGACCACGACTGTCACCTCCGACATCATCGACTCGGCGGGCGTGGTCTACCCCTGCACGATCACGATGGCGGTCAATGGCCTGTCCTTCGTGGCCTCCCTGCCGGCCTCGACCACGGCGGAGTTCGCCCTCGGCAGCGCGCGCAGCGACATCAAGTTTGTCTACGGCGGCACGACCTTCTACTCCGACACCTTCCGCCTGACTGTCATCGACCAGGTGACGAACTAAACCATGTCCTCCATCTCCGTTTCCTCGCTGGTCCTGGGCTCCTTGACTGTGGAGGTCGAGGGGAGCGACAGCACCCTGGCCCTCTCGGTGCTGGCTACGGCGCCGGCCGTCCTCTCCGTCGAGCTTGGCACCCCGGGCGCCCAAGGCCCTGCGGCTACCATCGCCGTCGGCACGACCACGACCCTCTCCCCTGGGGCGGCGGCCACTGTGGTCAATGCGGGCACGTCCTCGGCGGCTGTCTTCAACTTCGGCATTCCCGCCGGCCTGAAGGGCGACACGGGCAACACCGGCGCCACGGGTGCGGCGGCGACCATCGCGGTGGGCAGCACGTCCACGGGTGCGGCTGGATCGTCGGCCAGCGTGGTCAACTCTGGCACCTCTTCGGCGGCGGTCTTCGACTTCACCATCCCTCGCGGGGACAAGGGCGACAAGGGCGACACCGGCAACACGGGGGCCACGGGCGCAACCGGCAGCCCGGGCACGGCGGCCACGGCCACGGCTGGCACCACGACGACGGGAGCCCCGGGCACCTCGGCCTCGGTGGTCAACGCGGGTACGACCAGCGCGGCGGTCTTCAATTTCACCATCCCTCGCGGCGACGTTGGGGCTACGGGCGCGACGGGTGCGACTGGCGCCGTTGGCCCTGGCGTGGCGGCTGGCGGAAGCACGGGGCAGTTCCTGAGCAAGGCAAGCGGCACGAACTACGACACGACCTGGGCGACCATCGTCCCCGGGGACCGCTACCTGACGAGCTCGACGACCTCGCTGACCATCGGCAACGGCACCAAGTCCCTGACTGTAGGCACGGGTCTCTCGTACACGACGACCCAAAACGTCACGATTTCCTTTGACGCGTCGAACCACATGCACGGCGAGGTGCTGACGTACAACACCGGCACGGGTGCGATGACTGTGGACGTGAACCACAACACCGGGTCTGGCACCTACTCGTCTTGGGTGGTCAACGTGGGCGGCGTCACCCCTGTGACCGCGACGGCGTGGGGCGACATCACCGGCACGCTCTCGGCGCAGGTAGACCTCCAAGGAAGTCTCGACGCGAAGCTCGCCAAGGCGGATAACCTTGCGGGACTGGCCAACACCGGGACGGCCCGCACCAACTTGGGCTTGGGCACGGCGGCCGTGGAGCCCGCGACGAAGCTCGTCCCCGCCGGCGGCACGACGGGCCAGGTGCTCACTAAACTCTCCAACGCCGACTGGGATGACGCATGGGCGACGCCGAGCGGTGGCGGCGGCGCAAACGTGCAGTCCTTTGGCACGTCCACGACCTCGGGCACCTTTACCTGGACTAAGCCCGCAAACGCCAAGCAAGTGCACGTGCACCTCTGGAGCGGCGGCGGCGGCGGCGGATCTGGCTCGTGCAATTCCACAAGCATCGGCCGTGCGGGCGGCGGCGGCGGGGCTGGTGGGACTTACATGTTTGTGATCCTTGACCCCGCCGAACTGAACGCAACCGAGTCCGTCGTCGTCGGTGCGGGCGGAAATGGTGGGGCTGGTGTTACGACTACCACCGGAAACCCAGGCACCGCGGGAGGCCAGACGACGTTCAAGAACTATCGCGCGGTCAGCGGAAACTTTGCCAATGGTGGTTCAAGCGGCAGCGGAGCCGCTGGCGCAGCTCGTCAGTCTTTGGCGTTGACCACCTTGTCCTTCAACGGGGGTGGCGGCAATGGTGCCACCGGCGGCGGAACCTCCGCTGTGACGACTACGTCCGTTTTTTATGCGCCTACTGGCGGGGGCGGCGGAGCTGGTGGCCTAGCTGGCGGAACGGGCATCCAGTCCGGCGGCTCTGGCGGGGCTATGGCCTTTGCCCTCAATAACTCTGGTTTGAACGTAAGCATCGCCGGAGGCACCGGCGGCAACCCCTCTGGACCTGTTGCCCCGACGGCTGGGACGACCAGCACCAACTCCTACATCGGCGGCACGGGTGGCGGCGGCGGCTATTATCGAACCGCTTTTGCCGGAAGCGCTGGTGCGGCTGGAGGCTGGCCCGGTGGCGGCGGCGGCGGCGGCGGAGGCACCGACACGGGCTTCACCAGCGGCGCTGGCGGGGCTGGTGGTAATGGCCGCGCCATCATCATCACCTACACCTAACGCGCATGGCCTACATCGACCACAACGGACTGACCTGGACGCGATCTGAAGACCGCCTATCCATCTCCTGCGAAGACGGGCGCATCGTCCAAGGCAACGGCGACATGACCGACGACTATCTCGTAAGCGTGGCCTACATTCCGGCGCCTAAGGCCGACGCCGAGCGCATCGCCGAGCTCGAGGCCCAGCTGGCCGCCCTTCTCTCCCGACTCTAAGCCATGCAGCTCTACGACAAGGCCAAGACCGACGAGCTTCTGTCCGGCAAACTGTCGGACGCCCCGAGCGACGGCACGACCTACGCCCGCAAGGACGCCGCGTGGGTGGCCCTCGGCGGCGGCGTTACCAACGTTACCACCGACTACACCCTGGTGCTGGCCGACGCGGGCAAGGTGCTTTACGTCAACGGCGCTTCGGGCTACCCGGGGAGCAACATCACAGTACCCGACGACACTTCGGTGCCCTTCCCGATCGGCACCAAGATTGACCTGTGCTTCAACAACGGGAACACAGTCTACCTCTTCGCTGGCTCTGGCGTCACCCTCTACGGCACGACTGTCTGGGGCAACCAAACCAAGACCGCCCTGACCAAGGCCGACACGAACGTCTGGTTTATCGGTTAACTTTCCTATGCTCTACGTCATCTCCATCGTCCTCTCCCTCCTGGGCGGCTTCGTCGCCGGCCTACTCGTCGCCCGCAAGCACGCGGAACGCCTGAAGGCCACCGAGTCCGAAGGCCGCAAGCTGCTCGACGCCCTCAAGGGCAAGTAATCGAATAACGGGGCTTACCAGAATACGATGCGCCTGATTTTGGTAATCACCCTGCTGGCCCTCACCGGGTGCCCGACGACCACGCCTGACACCGCCGGCACGGGCACGCCCACGGCGGACCTCGGCACGCTAGGCACGCAGATCGACAAGGCCGACCAGCGGGTGGCGGCCAGCATCGCGGTGGCCTCCGAGAACGCCGACAAGCCCGGGGTCGTTAAGGCCGAGCTCGGCGTCGCCGCGTCCTACCTACCCAAGGCCGACGCGCAGCACATCGACTACGTGCGCAACCGCGTGGCCCGGGCGAACCCTGAGGAGTACAAGCGGGCGGAGGAGGCGGGCCGCAAGCTGCTGGCCGTCATCGACGCGAACTTCGCCAAGGCCGAGCAGGACGCCGCCAAGAACAAGGCCGCCCTGGACAACGCCAACAAGCAGATCACGGCGCTCAAGGCCGAGGTCGAGCAGGTCCGCACGGAGGGAGTCCGCAACGCCTTCGCGGTGGCCGCTGGCATCTGCTTCCTCGCGGCGTTGGCCATGGCCCTCCTTGGGCAATACCTCCGGGCGGGTGCGGCCTTCCTGATTGGCGGCGCCATCGGCTCCCTGCCCTTCGTCTTCAACTCCCCGTACTTCCTGCCGGCCGTCGGGCTGGTGGTCGTGGTCGGCCTTATCCTGGGCTGGCTGCAGTTCCGCAAATCTCCCTGCCCCGATGCCGCGCAAGAAAGCAAGGAAGGTTAAGGTCATCTGGCGGCCGCTCGGCAAGGAGCGTGCGTGGGGACAGGCGGAGACCGACCCCAACCACCCGACCATCGAGATTGACCCCCGCCTCTCGCCCCGCCGCGAGCTGGAGGTGCTGGCCCACGAAGCCCTGCACATCGCCTTCCCCGAGATGAGCGAGAAGGAAGTGGACCGCGCCGGCAAAGTGGTGTCGGCCGTCCTCTGGCAGGAGAATTACCGCCGCATCCTGCAGGGCAAACACACCACCCCCGTCCGCATCTCGTGAGCGCCGCCCCCTTCAATCCCGACGAGATGCCGCCCGAGCTCAAGGACGGCGTGGTGGCCTCCATCCTCGGCGGCTTGGCCATGACCGCCCGCCTGCTCCTCTCGACTGAGCCGGTGTCCTTCGGCTGGGTCGTGCGCCGCGTGCTGGCCGCCGCGATCACCGCCGCCCTGGTCGGCTACGGGGTGCAGGACCACATCCAAAGCGTCGGCCTGCGCATGGCCGCCGTGGGCGCCGCCGGCTACGCCGCCCCCGAGTGCCTGGACTATCTTCTGAAATACGTGAAGGCCAAGGGCGAGGCCGAGGTCGCCAAGGTCACGAAAGGAGCGAAACGTGCCACCCCGAAAGGAAAGTCCAAGCGAGGGTAACAACCTGCTGTACGCGGTGGGCCTGCTGGTCCTCGCGGCGTTCGTCTCGGCGGCCTGTTCCGCTTTCATCTGCGACTTCGTGCTGCGGAGTTTCCAAGACAGTCAAAGCATGGTGCTTCTGATCACGGACGCCGGCACCAAGAGCGACGACAAGAACCTAGAGCGCAACCTGACGTCGGCCACGCTGGCCCTTAAGTCCTGCCGCGACCTAGGGTGGGCGCTTTCGATAGGGTGCCTAGGGGTGGGGGTGGCGGTCTTCCTCCGTCTTCGCCGTCAAAACGCCTCCTAGGGCAATCTAGACCCCTTGGCGGGGGTATCTAGGGGACGGGCGGGAGTATCCAAAAGGGGCAGGGCAAACCCCCCTTTGGAAACTTTCCAATAGTTTTGCCTTGCAACCTTGGCAAAGGTGTTGCCTGCTCATCCCCGTACCCACCAACCAAGCCATGACCACCACCACCGACAAGCAAGCCACCACCGAGCACCTGATCCGCGCCCTGTACGCCGCCAAGGCCGAGTTCAAGGACGCCGCCAGCGAACTCGCTACCGCCGAGCACAACCTCAAGTCCGTCAAGGCCGACCCGAGTGCCAACTCCGAACAGCGCGTCGATGCTGCCACTGTTCGTGCAAATGCCTCCGGCCGCTACTACGAAGCGGAGCAGGCGTACAACGTCATCGCCGCCGCCTGCAAGAAACTCGCCATCATCTAACCATTCACCCCCAACCCAACAACAAGCCATGAAGCTCATCCTCGCCCTCCTCGCCGGCCTCGCGCTGGCGGCCTACATCCTCGCCCTCGCCGACGGCCCCAGCCTTCTCGAGATCATCGACAACCCGAAGTACTAACATGCCCGACGCCAACGCCCACGCCCCCGACATGCGTCCCTCCATCCGCAAGGCCCACCGCGACGACCCCGTCCGCAACGCCCTGGCCAACTTCTGCGAGAACCTCGACGGCGCCCAGTGGCTCCTCGCCGGCGGCTCCAAGGGGTCGGCCAAGGACTGCGTGAACAACGCCGTCAGCGACCTCACCGCCGTGCTCTCCGGCCCGGGCATCCGCGACCTGATCGTCGAGGTCAACGCGCTCGGCCGCATCGAGGCTTTCCTCGACTACAGCGACGACCTGGGCGACATCCGCCTGACCTACACCGCCCGCCAGCCCCTCAACTGATGAGCAACCTACCCAACCTCCCGCGCAAGATTGACGTGCGCATCAACTCCGACGAGGAGCTGACTGTCATCGTGCGGGCCATGCGCCTGCTTAGCCCAACGCTCCTGCAGGTGGCCGGCACGATTGACCGCAAAGACTCGGAGATCATCAAGCGAGCCCACAAGCCCAGGACTAACATTCGAGGCTGCCTGCTCTACATCCTAGAGTACAACGAATACGACAAGGTGCCGGACTCCATGTGCATCGATTGCCAGTTCACCCTCGCGGAGAACATTCCCACCACCCGATGAGCTACCTCGGCAACCCCTCCCAAGAGGTGCAGACCCTCATCCAGGGCATCGCCTACGCCCGGGACCGCGTCATGCAGGGCGACTGGACGCCCAAGTACGCCAACGAGCAGGTGGCCCAACAGGCCGCCGAGGCCGAGCAGATGCTGGTCTTCTTCGGGTGCACCGACGTGGACCTCTACGCCCACCTCTCCCCCTCCGGCCGTGCGCTGCTCAAGTGGCGCTACCGCGACAAGGACGGCGAGCTCTTCACCGGCAACCTTCACCCCACGTCCCAGTCGTGAAGCCCCTGCTCTTCCTGCTCGCGTCGGCCACGTGCCTGCCCGCGATCACTCCCGCCCAGGTCGACGCCATCATCCGGGTCGAGTCCGCCGGCAACCCCCGCGCCATCGGCCGGCTGGGCGAGCGTGGCCTCTGCCAATTCTTCCCCGCAGCTTGGGCCGACACCTCCCGCTGGCGCCGTGCCCACGGCCTGCCCGTCTACTCCTACGACCTGGCCCTCGACCCCATCGCCGGCCACCAGTACGCCACCTCCTGGTTGACGTACAACGAGGAGCGCCTGACCAAGGCCCTCGGCCGCCGCCCGACGATCGGCGAAGTCTACGCCGCCCATCAACTCGGCTTCGCGGGCTTCAAGGCGAAAGGGTTTGACCTCTCCCGATGCCCCGCCATCACTCGCATCGTCGTTGCCCGATTGGCGAAAGCGACCCGCACCAAATGAACAAGCCCTTGCTCGTCGCCGTGGACCCCGGCGTTTCCGGCGCCATCGTCACCTACCACGACAACCTCGGGCTGGAGTCGTACAACATGCCCGGCACCGACTGGGAGGTCTGCAAGCTGGTGGCCGACATCTCGACGAAGGCCAACAAGGTCGTCCTGTACCTGGAGGAGCCCCCGCTCTACGCGGGCCGCAACATCCCCGGGTCGGCCATCGGCAAACTGATGTGGAACACCGGCGTGCTTTACGGCGCCGCCGTGGCCTGCGGCTGGGAGGTCCACCGCGTCCGCCCCGCGATCTGGCAGAAGGCCCACCCCGTCGGCACCAAGGGCGACCTCTCGACCACCGCCTGGAAGAACAAACTGAAGGCCCGCGCCGGCGAGCTGTATGGTTCTGTGCCCGGCCTCAAGGTGACTCTGGCTAACGCCGACGCCTTGCTCATCCTCGACGCCGCGATGCGTGGCGCCATCAACTAACTTTTGGGGGCTGGCACACAATAGTACCTTGGACGCTGGACGTCATTCACCCAGCGCACCATCAAGGGCCGCCAGCCCCCTCCCATTTCCCACCTATGAAACAACCCATCCCCGTCAACGAGCAGACCACGCAGTCCCTGGTCACTCCGCCCGTCCCCATCAAGGACACGCGCTACATCATCCTGCACGACGGCACTGTCGCCGCCCGCCTCAAGCCCCGCCGCAAGGGCAACATCAACTACTGGTCCCTCTCCGTCAACGGCCACCTCAAGGTGCTCAACCAGCAGAGCATCGACGACATCGCCGCCGGCAAGTAAACCTTTCCCTGCACCCATGAGCAAACAAGCCACCGACGCCAACGCGGACTTCGTCGCCGCCCTCAACGCGCTGGAGAACGTCAGCGCGAACAAGTCCAACCCGGCCTTCAAGGGGTCGAAGTACGTTTCCCTCGACCAGCTGCTGGACGCCGTGAAGCCTGTCCTGGCCAAGCACAACCTGGCCCTCACCCAGATCGTGCGGACCCTGCCCGACGGCCGCATCGGCGTGGTGACTTCCTTCCGCCACCGCGACGGCGCGACCTTCGATGGGGGCGACCTCTTCATCCGGGCCGACGGCCTCGAGCCCCAGAAGATTGGCGCCGCCCTGACCTACATCCGCCGGCAATCCATCCAGACCGCCTGCTGTGTTAGCGTGGACCTCGACCTCGACGGGAACGGCCTCACCCTCTCCCCCGCCATCAAAGCGTCTCCTGCGGCCAGCCAGACCCCTCAAACCATCCGCCCGTCGGGATACCTCGCCCACCCCGAGGCCGCCGTCCGCGTCCTGCAGCGCAAGGGCTGGCTCAAGGAAGGCCAGGGGCTGGCCGACCTGCTCCCCGAGCACCTGACCAGCATCGCCAACAACCCGGCCTTCAACGCGGCCGTCGCCAAGGAGGCCCAGCTGTGAGCGACTTCCTCACCCCCGGCGGCCAGCCCTTCGACCCGATCGGCGAGGCCATGAAGAACCTGGAGCGCATCAACGAGCTCGCCGCCGCCAAGGCCCGCATCGCCCAGCTCGAAGAGCGCAACGAGTTCATGCGCGAGGCCGGCGACCAACTCTGGTACGTCGTCCGCCACGCCCCGGACTGCACCGAACAGGACATCATCGACGCCTGCCAACAGTGGGCCGACAAGCGCCGCCATGGCTGACATCCCCAAGTCCATCATCCGCCTCGCCGAGAAGGACGGGGTCTACCTCTACGGCCTCATGATCCTGCTGGACGGGGAAGCCTTCTGGGAGTGCACCGCCGCGACGGCCAAGGGGCTGGAGACGACGATGCGGGCGTGGAAGGTCCACACCTACCCCACCCTCAAGCGCTCCCAAGTCCGCTACTTCGTGAAGTCTCCCGGCGACATCAAGGAGATCACCATCCCTTCCCGCCCATGAGCTACCCATTCAATAACAAGAAACTAAACGTGGACTTAAACGTCCCCATTCTTGGTTTGCTTGGTGTTGTCTTTGTCACCCTCAAACTCTGCAACGTCATCGACTGGTCATGGTGGTGGGTGACTGCCCCCTTCTGGGGTCCCTTGGTTTTGGCAATCGTAGCCTTGGCTGTCCTTGGCCTACTAAAACTTATCATCAAATGAGCCCCCAAGACTCCGCCCGCGCCAACCTCCAGCGCCTCTCCTCCGAGGCCAACGCCCTGCAGTCCTACCTGCTGGCCTTCGTCACCCAGGCCGACATCAACCGCATCGGCGAGGACCTCACCCGCCTGCGCGCCGTGCTGGCCGTCACCGACCTCAACCACGTGGACGACATCCACGACCTCGACGAGCTGCGCGAGCGCCTCAACTCCCTGCGCTCCGGCGTCTCCGTGCTCCTGGTCTCCCTGCACAACATGCACGAGAAGGCCGAGGGCATGCACACCACCATGTCGGCCGTTGAGGACGCCGTGGACAACCCCGACGACACCCTCTGACACCCTTCAGGGGTCGCCCTGTGTTTCGCCCGATTGGATCCGGGCATGTTCCATAGTTCACAGGGCACCCCTCCC